TCTGCCACATACACCACTCTGCCAACATTGCTAGAAGAGTTGGGCAAAGCACCAACAAGATTAGTCGTATCAAACCCTCCTACTTCGCCAAGAAGAGTAACAGAACCACGAGAATTGGGTGTAATTGCAGATTGGGCAATGCCAATAGCTCTCATTTTAGTACTGTCCGAGGCTTTTGCCTTTGCCACTTTAGCCAATCCAGTAGCAAAATCTTTACCTACGTAATAGACCGGATTACCAGCAGCAATAGTGTCGGATGTCTCGGCACTCTTTACATCGATTGAGAGTATAGATGTCTCAACCTGCTCCACATCATTACCAACTCTGGCAAAGACTCTCACATTTCCATTGGTGGGATTATGGAATACATCCCATGCCTTCTCTATTAATTGATTGGAGGTGGAGTCAATAATATCATCAATACTTTTCAGACCAAAATTGCCGGCTTGAATAATATTACGATCTCTGTCAATAATGATTTCCGGTGAGTAGGAAACATAGATATTTCCGGTTGAATTGACATATGCTCCTCCGGCGTCTTTGAGGCGGAATGTACTTGTAGTTGTATCTGCAACAAAATACTCACCCTCTGGTACCGGGGATGGAGTCACCCCATCGATAAGCGTACCAAAAATATATACTTTCTCACCATCAAAAAGCCCGTGGGCAGTATATGTAAATACTGTCTGAGTAGCCCCCGCGGCGCTGTCCGTAGTGAACGTATACCCCTCATGGGGCTTGAGGATAATATCATTCCCTACCGCCTCAATCTGCTCAGAAGTAAGAAGAAACGAGGTGCCATTTAACTCCACTCCATTGGCAAACTCATTATTCTCATTAATGATGAGTTTGTCGCCATTGGCAGTAGAGAACCCGGCCAGAGCGGTTTTATTATTGATCTTGAGGCGGATGCCATCTGTATGAATGAAGTTGTCCCCATCCGCGCCGTCTAGGAACTGATCAAGATTCTCGTCGGTACGGGCATAGATGGCCGAAACCTCCACCCACTGAGACGACGAGGCATTCCAAACCTTAAGGAGGTATTTATCCTCCCCAGCGCTAGTATCCACCCAACACTCCCCATTGGACAGCTCAACTGGGTAGCCTTGGGCTTGGGCGTAGAAGTTTGGTGGGGTGGGGCCGAAGTGAATCGGGCCAATCTTCCTAATACTTCTTGTGCCATCGTCTGCTAGATCTTTGAAGTAAAGACCGGGCTCATTGGTATTATAATTGAGGGCTAATTCGCCATCATCGATGTCAAGAAGCTCCGGTCGCTTTGAAATGATGGGTGAACGACGGTGATAAATCCGGTCTCTAAGATCTGCCATAATCAGTATACCAATGCGTCAATAATATAGTTCTTATCATCTCCTTGGACTACATTATCAATAACCTCGGTAATGTAGTCTTCCATGTAGTCTTTATTAACTGCATCAAGGGAGTGGATGGGATTGGCCACTCCAGCGATTCGTCTTTCGCTAACATCAAGGGCGGGACGCCACGCTTCGACATTTTGCCCTAAGAATAGATTACCATAGAACTCAATCTGTCCAGAGGTTCTAATCCGACCAATAGAGTTGGATTCGTCGTCGATCCATTGCTGAACTACATCCACATTAGGAGATGAAGAGGCAATTAGGGTGAGTGGGATGGCCTCGTTGGTTAGTGGGTTGATTGTGTTCTGGAGGAGTGATGTAGGGGCTTTATTGACAAAATCGTCTGGGTTGGTTGTTACTTCAGCGATTAAAGCGTCTATCTCATACTTTGTATAGAGTACAGACTGCTCATAGTAGTTAGATTGAATGTCCCCTTGGATAGTTTGAGATAGTGATAAGAGCTGGGCGGATAATTCTGCTTCGCTAACCATCCCACCCATCGAGGTGTTAATCTGTCCCTCAAGAGTCTGAAGAAGTGAATCTACAGTATCTTTATCATATACATTACCTACGTCAGCTTTGGTCTTAAGAACTTTATTTACTTCAGCTTTTGTATAAAAATCTCGAAGATTTACGTTTTCAGTAGTGGACTGAGGCTTAGAGTAGACGTTAGGCTGAGTGGAAAATGTTTGTGTTGATTGCGTTACATCGGGAGATGTGGGAAGGACCCTTTGAACTCCTCCAGTTCCGCAACTTCCCCCTCCGCCTCCAAATACGTTTGCCATTATGTCTTATTCCTCCGTTGGTTGAGTTAGAGCATCAATCTGCTCTTGAGTTAATACTGCTGGGGGCTGGCGTATTTCCGCCCGCTCATCTAGGCTAGGGGCGGTTGGTTTCAATCTGTAGGGTACTGGGACCTCGACGTAGTGGCCGAGTGAACCAATCTGAACCACATCGTAGCCAAGAGCAGGTTCTTTTTTCCTCTGATACTCAAGGCATCTGTTTGCCTTAGTATTTACGCAATAAATCTTTTGCCAATAAGGCCCAGGCTTAAAATCTACGTATTCTGCATACACTGCTTCAGTGGCAGGCATATCTTGAATGGCGATCCAAATACACACTATGTCACCGCACTCTGCTTCTACCCTAACTATATCCCCACGCTTGTAGAAGAATTCTCTTCTCACCCGAGCATCCTTCCATACATCCGAGCTAGAATCCCTCATGCACTTCTCAAAGTCCTCAAGAGTACCGCCTTGAGATTGGCAATTTTGCAACGCTAATTCATAGGTACCTTCAGACCAAGTGCTATCTACCTCGTCCCACTCATCGTAAAAATATTCTAAAGCGTACTCAGCATATCTCTCACGAAGTTCCTCAGAAGTTGGTAGACCAACCGGGGTGGTTGTCTTCACCCCACAAATCTTATCCCACTTTGAATAGTCAAATGGACCAGAGATGGAGAGCACGTCTTGATTGGCTTCGTACAATCCGAGTTCGTACCCATCATCTTCTATGAGCAGGACTCTTACGCCCTCGGCGTAAGCCGTAATTCGTCTGTATGTACTTACTGCCCACTTATCATCAGTGAGCTCAAAAAACAAGTCAGGAGTGAGGGAAGAGATTTCCCAAGGAAACTCAATCTCCCCCCATGTTTTATATAACCCCTTCTGTGTCGAATATATCTGATACTGATCAAATAACTCTTGAATACTCTGCCCGCAAGTATTTAAATCTTCACGGGCACAAGATCTATCAACAACACTCCCTTCCACCCCACCACCGGGTATCCCTTCAACCGCATCAATCTGCTCTTGAGAGGGTTGCTCAAAACACCCTCTAAAATAGAGGTTGGAGAGAGACATACTTCAACCTCCTCTAGTAAGAATCAGTTATAGGTAAATGTATCCATCACGAACGTTAGTTCGATGGTGGCAGGATTTGAAGAGGAACGATCAGCTGTACCGAAGTTAAGACTGGTCATTTGAGCATCGGGAATGGTGATAGTACGTTGGCCGAGGGGCTGAGGATCTTCACCACAGGAGACAGGAGTGATGGTCAGAGTTACAAACTCACAACCATATGCCTTCCAGAAATCCACGATGTCGGCATGCTTCTCGGGATCGAATGGTACCGAAACGGTTACTTCAGAGAGGGTACGGGGACCACGGAGATTGAAGATACGACCTCTGACTCCGTCTGCGTACTGGGAGGTTCCAGCTGTATCTCTAATACCACTAAAGTTTGTGAAATAGTGGGCAAATGGAGAAGCCTGAATCCAAAATTGTGATTGAGCTACGGGCTTATAATTTAGCATGATGGGATAACTAAACGTTATATCTAATGTATATTTAAACTAAGCCATATTACATAAAGTATGGAGCAAAATACTTCATATAACCAACTTTTTGGCAATCTACCACCACACACTCTTTATAGGCTGCTCTGCGGTTGAGACGATAAATCTTTTTATAGAGATCAATAAGTTTTTGGATATCACACTCGCTAATCCTATCTACTCTGATCTGACTTTCAATACTTGCAAGTTCCATCTCAAAAGAACTACTCATCACTGAGTCTTCTGGGGAAATATACGGAACTTTTTTGATTTCTTCGATGATTCTTCTAGCCACATGAGCAATTTCGCCAGGCGAAGTATACTCATCGATACGGAGACGCGAGTTAGATGCATCAGTCTCAGAGTTCCCTGTGGAAACAATCCTCTGGAATCCAATATCATCAAGTCCTCCATCGAACTTAGAAGCAATAATCTTAGCTACTTTGTCTTTCTGAGTTTTATCCGCGAGGTCATTCTCCTCATCAAACTCTGAAAAATCAAATAGATCAAGGTGAGAAGTTGGATCGGCTCCAAATGCTCCCATTGAACCATTTTCTACATCCTCTAGGTTTTTATCCTCGGCCATTGGGGCTTGATCGGGGCCAGGTGGCATTGCTCCAGGAACACCGGGCATTCCACCGCCCATAGCACCCATGTCCATTTTGCCTAGAGACGGGATCTCGAGTTTATCTCTTACCCAATCAAGATCCTTGACCTCGTACCCAATAGCTTGAAGTTGGGTAAGCATTTGAACAATTTTAACTGGATCTTCTCTCTGCTCCAGATCATCAAAATTCCTACGAAGTCTAGGAACGGGAGCGCCTGGATAATTAAGTTCAACAATCCAGCGGATGAGAGTGGCATTAAGGGTCTCATCTAACTCTTCAGAGAATGCTTTAGCCTTACGCATCCGAACAGAGTCAGAGATTTGGTCTCTAGCATACGATCCAACATTACCGGTCTCTTGGCCAACAGTATTCTCCCCATTAATTACAAAACTGATCTGTTGATCAACATATTCGATCAACTTTTCATATACCTCTGAGCGGCCTTGGCTTTCTAGCCAACTAATATCCATCTCATCAGGGATAACAATCGCAGTTTCTTGACCTAGACGTTGAAGTGCAGTAAATAAAGCATTTACTTCATCATCAGGTGTGCCAAGAGAGAACTTACCCACTGCAGTGGGAGTGGTGTGCTTATCGGCGTATTGTAACCAGAAGGACATTAACGTCCGTCTGAACTCTACAAGGCTATAGAGCTGGCGGCCCAGGCCCGTACCATACGGATCCATAAAATTACTATAGC